AGCGTTATTGATGTTTATTGGAGTAGATTTAAAGGAGCACGTTCCCTATGATACAATTGGAGACTGCCTCAAGGCTAAAAGACTAAGCGAAAGAAGTTCAGGGCCAGATGGCCCAAGACTAGAATGCCGTCCCGTCACGGCTAAAACAGAAATATGGAAAGAAGACGGAAAGAAACACATCCTCAAAATTATTGAGGATTAACTAATAAAGGAAACTAATGACTATAGGAAAAATTAAATGGTTTAATCCGGCCAAAGGTTATGGATTTATTGAACAGGAAGGAAGTAAAGATGTATTTCTTCACGTATCGGCTTTGGAAGAAGCGGGTATTGACACCTTGAAAGAAGGAGAGGAAATAGAATTTGATATGGGGGAGAACAAGGGAAAAGAAAACGCAATTAACGTCAAGAAGATAGTATAAAACATATCATAAAAATTATTGATGATTAAAGTATATCAAAAGAAATCCAATCCAATAGCAAAGGAAGTAAGGACTCCCAAATACAAACAAAAAATAGTAGATAATAAAACTATATATAACAGGAAAAATGAAAGAGATTGGACACCTACAAAGGGATTGTTGCATATGCTAAAAGAATAAATAGGTACTCCATACCTATAAGAAAGCCCTAGTTTAACTGGGGCTTTTTTTATTCCTCAATGCCAATGTCTTCCTTTTTACCAAATACAGGAGAATAATTATCTCTCATTGCATCTTGTCTAAATTCATCTAGTTCAACTTTTTCTTCTGGTGTTGTTACTGTTTTTGGACTAGTTTCGGCTTCTTTTTGAGCCTGTACAATGGCAGTAGATATTGCCCCCCTATCACCTTCAATAGTTTCAGTAGATTCCTCTCCATTTACAGTAGTATGCCCATGTGTTAATAAAGAATAAAAATCTTTATTGGCTAATTGTACATGAGATTTGTCATCATATACAACAACCCAAGTTCTAATTGTATGTCCTAATTTTGTTATTATATCCCATTTTTTAAAGGAATGCACTGTCTTGACAGGTACAGTTCCCTTTGTTAAATATTCTAACATTTTTCCTTTAGTCATAACAGCAGAATTTTCATCTTCAAATTGTAATTCCCATACCTTGTCCTCATGTGCATGGGTATCTGGATTCGTACCACCAGAATCATTTTGTACTATATTTGTAATAGTTTTTGTCATCCTAAATATCCCCTAACATCCTTAATGTCTCTGTTAAATAGATTATCTATATATTTTATCACGTTCTCATACCTTATTGTATCTACGTAATTCTCGTTCCACTTATCCATGTGTTTACGAAACTCTTCGGGAGGACACGTCCATTTTTCTGAAAAGAAATTGCCATACTTGTCAACTCCAAAATACAGCAACTGAAGTATCGCCTCATTTTTGTTTGGTATCTTTTTGTCCACCATTTTTACCCTCTATCTCTGGCAGACTTCCCAATAGTTGTATTAAATTATAAACCTCCAAATAAGGTTTACTGCTCAAATATTTAAGTAAAATATTTACTTGTTCATTAGTTATCTTCTTCATTTTTCTCCTTGAATTTTATTTCACCGGCTATCGCCCCATACGCAGCCATGTCAATATATGTATCTTCACTAACTTCACCGAGTTTTGTTCGTGCAACTTTCAACAAGCACATCATTATCGCTACGTCATGTGCAGTAATTTCAATGTCCTTGTACGCTGACCATAATTTTGATATATTTTTGTGATTGTCAGTTTTATCACCATAATCCTTGTGTCTATCCCCTGCAACCAGACTTTCGGCTTTTATCAAGAAATTTTTTGTCGTCTTTTCCATTACCCTCCCAATTTTTTTTCATTTTCAACCCTAACTAGACTAGTTATCATAATTCAACATTTTCCTTTTCAAACAGTTCGTTTAAGGGTATTAGAACACAGCGAGATACTCCCCTGTCCCCTATTAACCTACTGTGTGTATTTTTGTATTTTTCAACCAATCTTTTCAATACAGGAACTTCAAAAACCAATTTACAGTAATTGCCCGTACCATTTGATAAAATATGAATCCAGAAATCAGATTCTGTTTTATCAATACCACTAGTCTTTCCATTACACTCATATTCTATCGCAATGTTACCTGTTTTCTTCCACCAGTCTCTCTCAGTCTTAACTTCAATCTTTTTATTGTGAAACATATCATGAACCTGCTGTTCCCGCAATTGTCCATACTGTAAATCCAAATCAAATTTAGTGTTTTTTACCATTTCCTCCCCTTGGTCTAAATGGAATGATGTTGTTGAATAAATCTTTTTTTGCTGTTTTTAATTTTTCCTTTAACATAACCTCTTTTCCAATTTCAATTAAGTCTTCTTGATGTTTTATGGACATTTCACACAATCCCCTCATCATAAAATACAGTTCCCCAATAGGTTTCTCCATTTTATCAATGCACATTATATTAAACTGGTCTTCTGCTACAGGAGATATTATAACATACATCCTATTTTTGGGTAGTATTATTTCTTCTTTCTTGACCATTCTTTTTTTAAATATTTCCAACTTATTATTCCTCTAAACAACGCATAAATTCTTGATATTATTTTAGCCATATATTAGGTATCCTGTTATCAGCATACAAAAAACCATGCCTATCACACCAATTGGCATAAGTAGTTTTGCTGCCCTTATATATCTTCTTCTTTGAATTTGGGAATATAAATCTAACATCCAAACCTTCATTTTGCTCTTTAACAAGTAAATGTTTAACCCTATCGGTGACATCCAAATTTCCTTTCAATTCCAGATAAAATCCATATTCTACCAAATAAAAATCTGGAGTGTATGATTTAATCGGTACAATGTATCTAAATTTATCTTTTTCATATTTATACTTAATCTTGTTCTTCGCCAGATACTGTGCAAACTCAAGTTCAAATTTACTTCTAAACCCATGACTTAACTTCATTTAACGATATTTTTGGGTTTATGTATCTCATATAACTCTTCCAACCGTCTATCCAAGTATTGTGCTGTTTGTGGTGATGTTTTTCTTAATTCTTCCGTATATCCCTTAATATCAGCAATTATGATGGCATTTCTGCCCAGTAAATTTTTAATTTGTTCTATATCCTCGTCTATGGTAAGTTTATTGGTAACAAAGGACTTATCACCCCACAAAACACGAAAAGGGTCTCTAGTGCGTAAAAACAGCACATTATGGGCATTTCTGTCTTTTGTATACTCTTCAATGTAAAAAATGTCACGATTGGACTCAATATCCGTATCTTCTATGTTTAGCTGAAATATTACAGGCAATTTTCCAAATCTTTCTGAACTAACTTGGTATACCACACCATCGGCCTGTTCTGTGCCCTTGTAGCTATCTTTTTGTGAAGTTCGGCTTTAGGCCAACAGTGATATTTGTAACTACAAAAACTACACTCCATCGGCATTAGCTTGTTCTTTGTAAATATATCCTCACCCTTGATTTTTATCTTTTCGTCTTTCGGTTCAAATAGCTTTTTAAAAGGTTTGTCCTCAACCAACGCCTTAACATTATCACTAGCCTTCTGTAACGTCTCATTCTTTTCTTCCTCCTGCTCCTGTGGTGCTTCACATATTGCCCATTCACCTGTTGACTTATTTACGGCAATCCAACCACCAAATGGTGAACCATCCGCTTCGGAATAGCTGTATCCCTGTACAAGATAACCAAAAGGGTCATCCTCTTTTATTTTAGTGTATCCACCATAATTTCCAAATTTATTTGTAAATGCATAGGGACTTGTTGATTTAATGTCCCATACCTTGCCGTTAATCTTTACATCCAATGTTCCCTTAATATTCTTTCCACCAATCTTTGCAGATACCTTCTTCTGTGTGTATTCTATATCAACACCAGAAGCCTTCATAATAAATATGGAAGCCGCTTCAACAAGGTCACCCATAAGAAACCTCATTACGGCATTGTATTCTAAATCTCTGGGAAGTTCTTTTTTATCGAGTTGCTGTTGGCATAGTGGTTTGCCCAATCCAGACATACGCATTCGCCATTTCTTTTTATCTGGACTAAACTGTCTCTTCAAGGCATTACCACAAGCCTTTTTAAATTCCCGAACAAGTTTAGGCGAGATTTCAGCCTCGCCCTTACTTGCGTCAGTGAGATAACTCTTAACTAAATCAAGAATTGGTTCCATTACCCAACCTTGCTTCTAAAATATTATCGTCTGAATTTTCCTTTAATTTTTTATTGGTTCTATGCGTTTCTATAATACCATTATTAAAAGAATTAATTGTACCGAAAAATTGTAATAGCAAAGCTTGGTCATCTTTAGTGAATTTGCCAAATTTAACTGTCTTGGCATTGGCACCATAATAGATGTTACCGCCCCGTTTGCCCTTAACAGTTGTTAATTCGGCAATTGCAGTAGGCATAAGTTTTCTCTGTGCTTCCAATGTTTTTACCCAATCAGAAATACGAATAAAACTTGACCCTCTTACATACCAAACAGATTCTTGGTCTTTAACGGATGCCGGTTTACCTGTGGCATCTTGCCCCTCATCTATGGTCACTAATCCATATAGTACTTGGACACATTTAATGCCCTTTTGGAGTACTGCCTCGGGAGAATGCTCGTCTAGTGCTTTTAGTTTATTGGGGGCAAGTTTACCACATTTCAATCCACCATTAGTATCATAAAATAAATCATTCATACTACGAGATTGAATAGTTTGACTACCGAATTGATTACTGTCATTATCCCACACAGAATACATAAAGGTACGAACAAAAGGTCTATACATAACTTTAGGTGCAAAGATAGACCTCCCACTACCGTTCTTTATCATAAAAAATCCTCTAGGAATAGAATTTCCATCATCATCTTCAGTAGAGTGATTGATGCTTAATCTAGGTAATCCACCGCCAGATGATATATCACCAGATTGACCAATCAACTTTCTTAGGTTATCCTCTGTAATGTCGTCTATTTTAGTTGGTAGAGGATTGTAACCAACCTTTGATATTTCATTTACGTTCAATTTGAACTCCTTTTTGCAAAATTAATTATTAGGTAGCTTCGAGGGATTAGTGTGACCGCACCCTCAACCTTTTCCCGCCTAATCACATTCCTATGATTACTAGTACTTCAGTACCAACCCTTAGAACCTTCATCCATTTGGACATCCTTTCTAAGAACCGTGCCTTACAACTTAGGTATCGTTGTTCAGCCAGAAGGAAACAGTATTTGCAAATACTGTTCTCTTTCACTACCTACCATATAATACAGCTAATTATAATAACAAGACTTTTTTTACTTTTTTTCCACTTTATCTTTCTTTCCTCCCATATATCCTAAACTTTTAAGATATTCTGCTGTTTCTCTTCCTCGTCTAACACCCTCATCTTCAATTTTTTTATCCAGTTTATATTCTCTCAACACCATTCCGTAATTATTGACCTTTTCTGGTATTTTCAGCCCCTTTTTCTTTATTAATTTATTTCTTTTAAATCTCTTATAGTCAACGTGATGATGCCACCTATTGAATTTCCAGACAACTTTAGCTACGTCTGGATGCATTTCTTGCAGTAATTTAGACTTATTTAGTGTGCCCTCACGCCAGTAAAACTCTTCAGAATTACCACCCTTCATCGTCTGGGTTGTTGCCTTCTCTTGCAGGAAAGCGTTAAACTGAATAGTACACCAACCATCTTTTAAAACTCGCAGTGACAAGTCTGTGTCTTCATTGTATCTCCCCCTCCATCTATAAGGAATATCATTTCTAATTAAGAGACACGAATATATTCTTGTGTTCATTACATAGGGAGGTATCAAAGTTTTGGCTTTGGCAAAAAAGTCATAGTTAAATCCTGCCAGTGCAACATTCTCATATCGACCAATGAAATCTTCCGCCGCTCTAAAAATATTTCCAGATGTTACATGAACATAGAGGTTGCGGTTCAGTCTTCCGAATGCAGCAATGTTGTCATCCATGACCCAGTGACTTTCTGCACCAATGGAAATGGAGTGTTCCCAACAAAAGTTTCTTGCGGCCCCCGGCCCATTACTCTCACTCTTTTCTTTTGTGCAGGGATTGTAATCATCTAAATATTTTTGTGGTAGAACCAATATTTTTTGGGGGTCGATAACACTTGCGTAGTTGTCATGCTCCTGTGATTCAACGACAATGGAATAGGGTATGTTATATTTTTCAAGTGCCTTGCTTGTATGACGGCTCTCCCAACGACCCTTTGATACAATGTAGACGGGATGCTTAGGATTCATCTACATATTTTTTATTTGCGTATCTTCTAGGCTCTACCTCTGGATACCACAGGCTCGGTTGTTTGGGCGTTATCTTTTGTCCTATAAGTTTTGAGAACTTGTCCACGTCATCATTGTTTTTAAAATGCACAACAATTTTTCTGAACGATGTTAAATCCTCTTGAACAAACTCTGGCATATCTTGCCACTCTTTTGTCCAGTGTTCATCCACTTCTTCAAATAGTTTTTTTTGTTTATTCATTGTTATATAAAAAAACCACCGCTAAGGGAATTAAACGGTGGTTTTAGGAGCAAAAAGTATAAAAGCAGTATCATAAAGACTGAATTCGTCAACCAAAAGATTTTTTTCTGCACTGGTTGCACAGACGGTGTTGGTTACCCTCACTCTCAAATTTATTTTTACACTCTTCATAGTTCATGCATTTAATATATTTAGTTTCTTTACTTTTGTCTGTTATTTTATATTTATCCATTGTTACTTTTTATCCTCGTATCCCTTGGCATCGGGATGTGGGGCAGAGTCCTCCCTAATTAATTCACGGTAGGCTTCTTCGTCCCCCTCTTCTCTGACTTGATTCCTAAAGGCATCCACCTTATCTCTATCCTCTGGCGTTGTTATCTCGGCTCTCTGGCTGCGTTCCCTTGCCTTAGCTATGGCTTCAGATACCAACCCCCTCTTTGAGGTTAACTCTTCATCCAGTTCATTGTATTTCTCCTCATCCTTACGCTCGTGACCCTTGTAGAGTTTGTCACACAACTCCCCCGTAGCCAAGAGAGTGTCTTCATAATCGGTAAAGACCACCGACCACTGCGTAATTTTTGTGCCACTTGTTAACACGGAAATTCTTCTCTTAAAGTGATGAACTGTTTTCTCGTATGCCTTGCTGAGGTACTCCTCCATCTTCGGCTTTCCAAGAATTCTCTTCTCACCCGTCTCAAGAGATAGCTCCCACATGGGTTGCTCAAACAACTCGGTCTTGGGATTTATTCCCCCCTCATCAATTTGTTGTACGTTACTTATCTTCAGACTCATATTCATCACCTATTATTTCTTTCTTTGCACTTTCGTAGCAGTAAACTTGATAATTCTCAAAACACATTTTATTCTCCTCACAAATTTTTTTGTATCTCCTATATAAAGTTTCCATAATAACCTCTCTAATCCTATCCGTTTTTGATTTGGTTTTCATACCAGTCATGTATTTTTTGTTTGGGATATCTTACCCTGCCATTGTCCAGTTTAATAAACTCTGGCCCCTTGTTCTTTTGCCTCCAGTAGCGAAGGGTAAAGACAGATATATCAAGCATTTTTGTTAGAGTATTCTCACTAACTAACTCGCTTTCAATTTTAAGCCTTTCCATTAAACACCTCCTTCAAGGGAAGCAAAACAAACTTGGATAAGTTATCGTCCCCTCCGTAAACAGCCTTGTTGTAATATTTTCTCGCTATTTTTTTTAGTTTATCCGTTGGAAACAGAAGGGTGCAATACGTTTCATCCCCGTCAGCCAAGACGTGTGCCCACCACTTAGCCTCCGTAACGGCAATGCCACTTGGCTTTCCCCTACATTCAAACTCAACAACGATGTTTCCAGTTGTCTTCCAGATGTCCCTTTCGGTCTTCACCTCAATCTTTTCATTCTGCAACATACTGGCTATCTCTCCCTCTCGGACTTTGCCATACTGCAAATCTATATCAAATTTATTTGTCATTTATTCTCCAATTTATTAAAGCCACCATCAACAAAGTAGTAATTGTTATCCAGTTGAATAACATCCCCGATACTCATTGACGTGTGGATGACATTAATTTTATTGTCTTTCATTTTTTCTTGAAACTTCCGTCCCTCCTCGCCGCTGTGACCAGAGATGGGGTTTCTATAATCAGAATTGAACTGCGTCATCAGTGCCTTGCACTTATCCAATTCATGCCCACGCACTTGCAGTGGCTGTGCCTCTATCTTTGTTTCAAGGTTCTGCCACACCACCTCGTGTGTCTTGCTGAGGTTTTTGATGGTTGGCTTCTTGCTGATGCCCATCATAAAGTTAATGTAAGTCTCTGTATTCGTGTACCATATCCTAATCATTTTATCATCATCTCCGCTCGTTGATTTGCTTCCTTAGTTTGAATCATGTCAAGCCATTTCAAATATGTTTTATATTTGACTGAAGACTTATTTTTAGCAAGTCTTGCCTTACCTAATTCTTTTATGTAATCTTCATAATCTTTTTTTGCGTGTGCATAATAAACAGCTTTGGTTACTGGCATTCCTTCATCTAATAAAGGCGATACTAGCTTCCCCTCTAAATTTTTTTTAGTGTCATCCAACGCACCAAATGCGGCATCCTTTTCAGCCCAATCATCGCCAAGTTCTTCAGCCCTTTTCATTAATACATTGGGGTCAAATCGGTTGTATTCTATATAATCATTTGTAGCCATAAGTTCTCTTCAGTATTTTTTTATCCAGTCTTTCTTTTATTATCTTGTTGTATTCCTTGTTGTGGTCAGCCATCGTGTGGCATCCCCTACACAAAGCGACCAAATTTCGTGGGGTGTCCTTTTTCTTGCTTCCGCCTGAGCCTCTTCGGGATATATGATGAACATCGTTTGCAAATTTTTTTTGACATCCATCGCACAGCACTTGCTCCTGCGAGAAGGAGGAATCTGCATACCCCCAGAATTTTAGATAAATTCTGACGTGTGGCTTCATTAATACGGTACATCAATGTCATCTTCGGGTTCGCTGTTTTTTAACTGAGGCTTCTCCCTTTTTTCATCCACCTTGATGTTGAGGGATTCCCTCTCCTTGTCCTTCCACATACCAATTGTGTATGGTATTCCCGGTTCCAAGACAACCCTCTCCTTTACTGTAAAGTTTGAATTGCTGTAGATGGGTTTGTTGTCATCCTTTTCCTTGTGTTCGTTTTTAAATAATCTCATGTAAAACATTAGCCAATCCTCCTATGTGATTTGTGTTGTTGTTTTTTATCATCCTTTTTTTCGTTATTTTTCTCTTCCTTTTTCACATCAAAATTTTGATTGTGTCCATCCAAGTCATCCTTCTCTCCCGTTGAAATTAGAAACAACGACCTCATGTATTGTTTTAAACAATAAGACATACTGCTACCCATAGACTGTCCGCCCGTCATGGCAACAAACATATTTCTTCTTGGAGTATAACCCCAAGTATCTCCACTGGCGTGGGATAAAATAAATTTGTATACA